GCGTTAACGGCATGAATGTCGCAATTGGTTCGAACAATAACGCGACTACACAAGATATGTACTTATGGCCGAACTCTTCGTGGACGTTGACCGTTGCTGGAGGGGCGCTGGCGCCAGGCGGCGACGTGGCGGTGATTTCGACCGGGACCGGAACGACCTGGGCGTATTGTGACTACTAATGGCGGGTGCGCTGACATATCCGGTTCGCAGGCCTTCCTGGCTGCTGACTTACGCAGGTAGGAATATCACGGCGGATGTATCCTCGATGGTGGTTGAATTGAGCTATAGCGACAAGGCCGAAAACCACAGCGACGAGCTGGAGTTCACCTTTGCCGACCGCGGGCGCAAATGGCAGGGGCCGTGGTTCCCTACGCGCGGCGATACGGTCACTGCGCAAATCGGCTATGCGGGCGAGCAGATGCTGAATTGCGGGACGTTCCAGGTGGATGAGCTGGAGCTGAAAGGGCCGCCGGATACGTTTCACTTGAAATGTCTCGCAGCGGGCATAACGCAATCGCTGCGCACGAAGCGCAGCGCGGGCTATGAGAAGCAGACCTTGCTTGACGTGGCGAACACGGTAGCAGCGCGACAGGGGATGACGGTCACCGGGGTAGCCGAGAATATCGACGTTAGCTTCGACCGAATCACGCAGCACCATGAGACTGACCTGCATTTCCTGGCGCGGCTGGCGCATGCGCATAACTATGAGTTCTCGGTGCGCGGCAAGCAGATCATCTTCTATTCGCGGACGGCGCTGGAACAGATGACGCCGGTAGTCATAGTGCGACGCACGCAAGTTAAGAGCTTCGAATTTAAGGCTAAGACCGGGCAAATCTACAAAACCGCGAGCGCGGGTTATCAGAACCCCGACCAGAAGCAGTTGGTAGCTGCGCAATACAGCGATTCTGAGGCGCCGACTGCTGATGACCGCAACGTGATAACGCGGATCGAGAAGCCGGAGGCTGCCACGCTCAAGGCGCATGGCGCGCTGCATGACAAGAATAAGGACCAGATCACCGGCAGCATCGAAGCGGAAGGGGCGGTAGTGCTGGTGGCTGGAGTCAATATCACGACGCAGGGCTTCGGCGCGTTTGACGGCAAATGGCACGTGATGTCGAGCCGTCACAAGGTAGAGCGGAGCAGCGGCTACACGACCGGGATTGAGGCAAGACGGCTGTAGGAGTTTTGACTTATGTTCAGAAATAAGATTGTGCGCAGTTTCCTGCCGCTTTTGCTCCTGTGCTGGGCATGGCCGGCCTTTGCCGTCTGTACGCAGAACGGGACTGTCACCAATGCCTCGACGGCGATTGTCGGCTCGAACGATATTGCCGGCATCGAAGGGCGCCATTACTTCATGATCCAGAATACCGGCACCAGCAATCCGATGAATATTGCGATCGGGTCGAGCAATAACGCTACTAACAAAGACATCTATCTAGGTCCGGGTGCGTCATGGGTAATGACGGTGCAGGGCTTGAAAATGGTGCCGGGCGGCGACGTGGCGGCGAT